GAGGCTTTTACTAATCAAGTCCATGTCACCGGTGGCCAGTGTGGCTTTAGATATACCGGCGCCGAGCCGGGACAGTCCTTGCGTGTTGCCGTCGTATCCGCGACCGAGTGCCTGCACCACGGCGTCCAGGCTTTTACCTGACCCGGCACTCACATCAAGGGCAAGGGATAAGGCTTCGTTGGCTTCTTCCGTGTCACCTATAGATCGCACCAGTCGGTCGTATGCGGGCCGTAGTTCATCGTCAGCAATACCTAATGAGCGTTCAAGCCCGGAGATAAATTCTTCGACCTTAGGTTGGTCGTGTGCCAAACCAACATTCGTTAAAGTTGTGGCTAGTTTCTTGAGTGCGGCCTCATCGTCCATCGCGGCCTTCACGCCGTCGATCCCAAACTTCACCGCCAAAGCCCCGGCGGCTGCTGCAGTAGCGATAAGGGCCGGGCCGACCATGGAGGACATCGTGCCCGCGAAACCTTTTAGCCCGCCCTGTGCCTGGTTAAGTCCTGAGTTAAATTTCTTGAGGTCAGCGGTTACGAATACTTGGAGGGTTTTGCCTCCACTAATAGCCATTAGCCGACGTTCCATTTCGTTACTAGACCGTTCACGGCTTTAGCCCATTCCTCGAGTGCAGGCTTCTGGTACGTCCGTGCCCTAAATAGCCAGGTCGTTCGGGTGAAAGGTGCGTTCGAGTCACCCGGGTCACCCGTGTCAACCGGGTAGCGGAGCATGTTGCTTGATGCGGTGCCGCTGCGTGTTGCTTTCTTTTGGGCCCCGATCATTACCTTGGGGACACGGTCGGCACCGGCCCTAATGCCCGAGGCAAGCGCTTCACCCCACGGTCCTGACTGTATAGCGGATGCCTTAAACGCGGTGACCATGTGTTTTTCTGCGATGACCTTAGAGGCTTGCCGTAGCTCCTTGGAGGCGTCTTTACCCAATTTTGAGAAGTCCCTCAAAAGCTCATTAAGTCCGACGATGTAGGTGTCGAATTCTTTAGCCATTGTTAAGCACCTCCCAATAAGTTATTACCTCTTGCATGGACAATTTCTTAACCTCGTTCAGCGGCCACCCGAGATGTACCGAGAGTTCGATTATTAGCCTTTCGTCGGTGCCAGGTCGAAAGGGTCGATATCCTCCCACACGGCTTCGACGATAATTTTTTTTCTTAGTGACCAGGACTCGACGGTTTTGAGGTCGCCGGGCTCTTTCCCCTCGACCTCGTAAAAGGCGATGGTGAGGGCCCGTGATTCGTTTGTGTCGTAATCCTTATGAATGATGCGTGAGCACATGAGACTGTGACCCTGCAGCATTTCGAAACTACGGGCTTCGACGTCTTGCCCGCTGACGTATATTCGTGCTCGTTGCATTGTGTTCCCCTTAACCTATGCGGATGCGGCGAATGTAACCGACCCGGTGAATGATGTGGAGACAGTAACAACACCGTCAGCGGGATAGGTCAGGTCTGCGGATTCGATAAACATCGCGCTACCAGTCCACTTGCCCGACGCGGATTCAACTTCCACCACGACAGAGGCGGCGGTGGCGATAGCGGTTTGGAGTGCGCCATACATGCCGGTCACTTCATCGAATAAGAAGTCGAGACTCATGGTCGAGTTTAGGTCGGTCTGATCGAACGCGACCCCAGACAGGGTTTTAGTGCGGACGATGGTCGGGGTCGTGTTAATCGTTCCCGACGTGATTTGATCCTCGTATTGTGTTGCACCGATTTTAACGGTGAACGCTGCTCCTGTAACTCCGATTGCGGGCATGATTTTATCCTTCTTTCATTTGTATTTGTACTTGGATTTCGGTTGTCATAACGGTTCCCTGTGATCCGAGGGTCAGGAGTTGCGGCGGGTTAACGCTTGCCACGTTCACGGATGCTGGTAGCGCGGCGAGTAGCACATCGAGGGCGTCCTCAGTCGTTGAGATTGCCACCGAGTTAACCCTCACGTTCACATTAAGCAATAGCCGCCACCGCACCGCATAGTTCAAGGTCGATCCGATCCGTGTCGGTTGTACCCACGGGGAGTCGGGGACGATGACGACGCTAGGGGTTACCGGGACCGGGGGAACCGTGTCATAGATTTTGTACCCGAGCCCCGTCAGGCTCGTAACAATTAACTCCCGGGCTTCCGTGGTGAGCGCCATTACCCGACCATCGTTGTCATCTGCTTGTACGGTGCCAGTAGGACAGTGACCCGGGCCATAAGCGCCGAGTTAATCCGTGGCGACGGCGTGAAGTCCACGCTAATAGATTCGCCCCCTGCCGCGTAGGCCGCCTGGTATGTCTCGACCGCGATACTCATGGCCGCTATTTTCAGGGGTGCCGGTTCCGCTTCGAACGAAACAAGCGTGACTAGGTAACCGATCAGGATACACGCCGAGTTCGCATGTAAGTTGAGTACGAGACTATCCGGGGTCACGTACTCAATATCCAGATTATCGGCCAGTTCCTGACCGGTTACCAATGCCATGATTATGCCTGGTTGTAGATTCCGACGATGCCAGCGGCAACGAACGGCAGGGCCGCGGCGTAGCCATAGATCGAGTAGTCGCGTCCAAGGTTGGCCGCTACGTCGTTCGTCATGAGGCGGGGTCCGTCTTCTGCCCATTCGATTGCGGCCCGGTTGGTAACGATCGCGGTTTGGGTGTCGTTCGTGTTGAAGTTACGTGCTAACACGATTGGCAGACCGGCAACGCTCAGGTTAAGTGTGCGAGCGTTGAAAGTACCGGACACGTTCGACACCGGGTAAGAATCGGGGAAGAATGAACTCCAGCCACCGATCTTCTTAAACGTGGTCGAGTTCACCAGGACAACGTCAGCGGGCTGACCCGTCGCGGTTTCAACGTCTACGGCTGCCGCGAATACGGCTTCACGGAATAGGGCGCCGGTCGTGTCGGCTGCGAAGTCGTAATCGACGCCGGCGGTGTCATTGGCCCATAGTGCAGTCTGGAAAGCGTAGTCCGTTTCCGTACCGAACGCGCCCAACATGATCCGCTGGTGAGCGTCCACGTATGAGGGGTCTGTGCGTTCGATGACCTGTTGGGTCAGGCGTGACCCGGCTGCGTAGGTGACCAGGTTCGCGGTGCCCTTTTTAATATCGATGTCGACCGAGTTTACTTCGTCATTCTCGGCTGCTTGCGCTGCGACGATTGCGGAGAGATCACCATCGAAGTAGGGCCACGTGATTGACATGCCCGAACCGACGGCGGAGCTTGGTCCACCGAGTGCGGTAATGACGGGGCGGCCACGGTCGAGGACACCTTTAATGTCGCGCAACCAGATTGGGGGAACGAGGCCCGGTGCGTCTGCGAGGGTCTGCACATCGAGGGCCCGGTTCTCTGCGTCACCCTTGTAGACGGCTTTGCAGTATTCACCGAATGAACGGTACGCACTCATCGGGTGTTGAGCCTCTGAGGTGAACGCTTTGGCGCTGATCGTTTGGACTTCTTCGCGTAGTGCCTTGACTGCTTCACGTGCTTCTACATCAACCGAATTAACCTCGGCTGATTCGGTTGTGTCGATCATTGTTTCTCCTTTTTCTTCTTCTCTTATTGCGCTCACTCCGGCTGTGGAGTAAGCGGGATATGGGGTCAAACTGACTTCGAGTAGGTTCGCGGCCGTGTGCTGGATCGCGTCCCGGGCTTTAGACATGATCGACTTCACGGGGTTGAACCCGACCGATAGGCCCTTGATGGTTGAGGTCCTAGCGAGTACTGCAGCATCCCGGCCTAGCGCCGTGTCTACTATTTCAAAGTCGATATAAAGGCCGTCTTCTCGGTTCTCGGCCCCGGTGATCTTGCCGACTGGTTCACCATGCCGGTACGCCAGTGGCTTCCCGATCACGTTCGCTAGGTCGAACGAGCCGGGGGCAAACGATTCCCGGACACCACCGATCATCGTTTCGGCGCCGTAAGGCACCGCCATGCCGTGACCGCTGCCGACGATGTCGCCAGATTTGTCTTCACGCTCCTGGAATATGACAACCGATTCCGTATTGAGTTGTTTCACCGTAGGGCTCCATTCATGTTGAATACTCCGAGGGTCGGCAGGTCGAGAAGGTTTTGGGCGTCTTCCACACTAATAACCTCCAGGGGTAGGAGTTTCGTTATCACTTCGGCTAGGGCTGCGACGTCGTCACGCAGGAACGCCGTCGTATCAAAGTCGATCACATAACCGCTCGGGGTAACATCCGGCATGGAAAGGCGTTGCGCTACCAAATTCATGACAGGGCGTAGCGCCGTATCTACGAGATTTTTATATAAGTCCACCCTGTTTGAATATGTGAGGCTTGAACCTGGCACACCGGCTCCCACCCAAATAGGGTCCAAATTGCAGAATCGTGCCACTGCTACGGCGCTTAAATTCTTGGCCTCGACCAGTTGCACATCGCGGGCCGAGAATCCCATGACTTGCGCGTCTATCGTGTTGTTCAGGTACGCGGTCCCACGGTTCGCTCGGGCTTCTTCCCATGCGTCGAGTAGTGCGTCGACTTGTTCGGCGGGGAGGTCGGGCCCGGAGTTCTTGAGAGCCACCGTCGGGATCGGGGTTTCGGAATACATGAGGGTCGCGGCTTCGAGGGCTGCAGCCGTCGTGATCGCTGTGGCACCGTTGGCGAGCCACCCACCTTCACCTGACCCATAAAATTTGATGACGTCCCTAGTCGGGATTTGTCGGGCGAGATAATAGAAGGGGTCGGCGGGGGGTTGTTGGTTCGCTTCGATCCCGGCGTAATAGGCGGGCAGGTCGGTCGTGTCTTCGACCCGCATAACCTCGATGGAGATCGGGTAGCCGGCGAAGTCCCGGTCGATCACCCGCCAATAGGCCCGGTCAAACATGAGTAGATCGGAAAGGGTGCGTTGCATAACGTTGCCGTACGGGTAGATCGGGCTCGGTTGTGATAGGAGCTGCCGGGCCGGTACGGGCTGCCCATCAAAGTATTCACGTAACGGGAACGCGCTAATCGTGTGCGTGTACGTTTTCAGGGCGTCCACGAACGCCGGGACTTGCATGGCAGTGGGTCGAGTGGATCGACCGGCTAACTGATTCGTCAGTAGGGCGTAGAGTCCCGAGGATTCACGTACGTGCGCGGCTGCAGGTTCCTGTGCTGTCGCCATTGTCCGGGAAAGGGACGCTTGACCGCGCACGAGTGAAAGGGCTCGGGGGAACACCATAGGGAGAGTCTAGCCCATTACCACGGTTTGGCTGCGTTTACGTGCGTTTGCGTGATTTATGCGTGTCGGCGTGTCGTTTCATCGTCGGGGACATCCCACCACGTTACGAGTGTTTTCATTACCCACGCGGGTCGCTCCGTCGCACACCTGGCAGTCAACACGGCTAACGGGGCGGTGAGATCAATGAATACGGCGGCGTTGCGTTTATATAATTGTCGAGCGTTGGAGCCGGGTTTGGAGTCGATCACGTAGGCGTCATTCTTTCGACTGATTATTATGGCGGCGGCGACGGCGCTTTTCCGCATGAGTCGGGCGGTGTCCCGGATGTGTTTCGGGTACGTATGGTGAGTGCACTCTTCATAGGCGATTGAGAGTGCGATACGGTCAAGGTCTACGACGATGTCACCTTCGACGGCGTACCGTTTGGCGTAGGTTGATTTACCGACGCATGGGGGGCCGGTAATAACGTAGAGGGTCATGCGCGTCGGGGTCGGCGGCTGCGTATCATCGCCACACTACGCGGCGTCTTCGACGCTTGACTGACGGCGAACATGACGGCGCGACCGGCATAGATTCCGCTGCGACCCATCGGCGCGGTGATAACCCACCCGCCCTGGCGTTGCGAGATCGTCGAGTTACCAAAGTGTTCTTGCAGGATTTGGCTACCATCGTGACGGATTTGTAGGCGACTAAACAGATCTACGAGTATCTGGGTGGCGACGACTGCTTCACGTTGACCGACCAGGTCGTCAAACTTTTCCCGTATGCGGTCCACATAACCCGGGGTAACTTGAATGTACAGGCTTGGATGTAGGGCCCGGATCTTGCGTAGTTGTTCGTCCACTTCCACAATCGTCCTGTGCGTTGTGACCCTTACGACTATGTGCCCGTTCACGTTCGGGGCTGCTATCGCCACGGCGTGACCCATCCCATCGAAGTCACACTCCACCGCAACCGACCAGACACCGTCCTTGGGGAGTTCGACCAGGGGATCTAGGCAGGCGTTCCAATAGGATTCCTTAAGCCAATGGTTAGACCGTATGACCCACATGTTCAGGTACTCGCGCCTAAATGCGCTCTCTTCGATGCGGTGCCATTGTT